AAAATCTTTCAATAGAAACACTGGCGGTATTTGAAAACCTTCTTGGCTTTACTAGCCGTCTAAATAAAGAATTAATTGATCCTTTGGAAGTTTCCAGAGGAACATCATTTTTGGTTTCAAAGTATGCACCATTTCTGGTACATGCAGCGGATCTAAAAAAATACACTGAAAATGTACTTTCGGTGTTTACAAAATAGCGATAATATGGTATAATATCATCGCGCAACATACAACACAATACAACGCAATACGCAACAAAACAATATGTCATTCGATAACCTAAAAGCAAATCGTCAAGCTGCCATTGGTAAGCTTGTTCAAGCAGCCGAAAAAGTCGGCGGAAACACCAGCAAATCAAGCTACGGTGATGACCGACTTTGGAAGCCTACAGTAGATAAGAGCGGGAACGGATACGCGGTAATTCGCTTTCTTCCTGCTAAAGAGGGAGATGATCTTCCATGGGTCCGTTATTGGGACCACGGATTTCAGGGACCAACCGGTCGCTGGTACATCGAAAGTTCTCTCACAAGCATTGGTAAAGACGATCCTGTTTCTGAACTCAACACAAAGCTTTGGAACAGCGGTGTTGAATCTGACAAGGAAATCGCTCGCTCACGCAAGCGTCGCCTTCACTATGTCTCAAACATCCTTGTGGTATCCGATCCAGGCAATCCTGAAAACGAAGGAAAGACATTCCTTTACAAGTACGGAAAGAAGATCTTTGATAAGATCATGGACGTGATGCAGCCACAATTCCAAGACGAAAAGCCGATGAATCCATTCGACTTTTGGGAAGGTGCAAACTTCAAACTGAAGATCCGCAACTTTGAAGGATATCGTAACTACGACAAGTCCGAATTTGATGCTGTTACTCCTCTCTTTGGAGATGATGAAGCTCGACTTCGTGACACCTACGAAGGTCTTTACGCACTCAGCGAATTCGTTGATCCTTCTAACTTCAAGTCTTATGAAGACCTTAAGCGCAAGCTTATTGAAGTTCTTGGAGAAGAGGAAGTCAATGGTTCCGCAAGCATGGCTTACCAGCCCAGCACTCCTGAGCCAACCACTCCTTCTCTTGATAAGGTCGAGGACGAAATTCCCGGACTTGGTGCAACTGCAGAAGCTCCAGAGCCTGCAGCAACCGAAGAAACTGGCGGCAACGATGATGACGACACACTGTCATACTTCGCTCAGCTCGCTCAGCAGTAAGATTAATTTCTAACTCTCGAACCCGGTGGTTGTTTTTCAGCCATCGGGTTTTTTGCGGGTTAAGACGCTAAATAATTTTTCAAGACCCGATAAATTTATCATAAATAGAATGTATGGCAAGGTTCGAATCATTTGAAAAGATCGTAAACAAGGCAGAGGCCAAAAACGTTTACGAAAGGAATGCAAAAGCTTCTCTTAATTGGTTCCGTCGTGAGGTCGGAAGAATGACCGGTGCTACGGAGATGAAGATGATTAAATCTCCTGATCTAAAGCCCGTTGCTCGAGCGCTAAAAGGTCGGATGTACATGTACGGATACGATCCAAAGCACAAAGACACACTACCATACTACGACACCTTTCCTCTTATTATAATGGTTGGACCAGCAAAGGGAGGATTTTACGGTCTTAACCTGCACTACTTGGATCTAAAAAGACGAGCACTGCTATTCGATGCACTAAGCACAAAATTTCTAAAACCAAACGCGAACGATGAACTCGAACGGTTTATGCTTTCATTCGAAAAGCTTTCAGCAGGAGGTAATCTGAAATTCTTTCAGCCGTGCTGGAAACACTACTTAACAAAACAAGTCAAAACAAGAATCATTCAGGTTCCTTCTGATTACTGGGAGCCTGCTTTGTTTCTGCCAACAGACAGCTTCCAGAAGAAAGGAAGAAGATCAGTTTGGCGTGAATCCAAAAGAATCGCTACAAGATAAAAAATATCATGTCTGAACCAAATTCAAAGTCTTCTATAAACGCTTTAAAGACGATCATCGGCAAACGCGGTGTGGCCAAGGTCAACCGATTTGAAGTTGATTTCTCTGGTCTACTAAACATCCGTGACGCAAGCGGAAATGCAATTGCAACAGACTCCGAAGCTCGCGACCTTGGTAATCTTGTTACCGCGACAACCCTACCAGGACGTCAGCTAACCACTTTCGGATACGACCTTTTTCGTCACCAAACAGAGTTCGCAACAGGATACGTTAACGAAGCGCTTTCGATGGAGATCGCTCTTACATCCGATTACTTTGCTAAAAACATTTTTGATCGTTGGTTAAACATAATTGTTCCCAAAAAAGAATACCTGATGGCATACGCAAACACATACAAGTGTGACATCACAATCAGGCAATTAAGCAGCTCTGACGAGGTTGTTTACGAGTGCAAACTTGATGATTGTTTTCCAAAGGCTATTAGAGGTGTTGGATACAACTCCGAAACAGACGACGTTTCAGCACTCGGCGTAGAGTTTGCTTACAACGATTTAAACTTCCCGAGTGATCCTGCATAATTTGATCGCTCATATATAATATTATGAATCTACCGAAGATAGAAACTCCAAAATACGAGTTAACGATTCCCTCCACCGGAAAAATTGTTAGCTACCGTCCTTTCCTTGTTAAGGAGGAAAAGATACTACTGATCGCACAAGAAAGCGAAGACGAAGCTTCGTTGATTGGTGCGATGAAAGACATTATTGCATCCTGTACGTTTGGCGAGGTCAACGCAGGAGGTTTAACATCCTTTGATCTGGAATACATTTTTATTAAAATCAGATCTAAGAGCGTTGGTGAAGAAGCTGAGATTGGTCTTCAATGTGATGCATGTGGCGAAACAAATCAAGTGGTTGTTAATCTCGATGACATTCCCGTTCCCGAGGTAAAACCCCTTCCAAAGAAAATACAATTAACGGAAACGGTTGGAATCGTACCACGCCACATCACAGTTGACAAACTTATCGGGATTTCCCAAGCCAGAAACGAAGGCGAAACAATTATAGCAACTCTTGCAGCTTCCATTGAAAGCATTTACGACGAAAAAAATGTTTATCCGGTGGACGAAGCCAGCGGTGCGGACATCACGGAATTCGTTGAAAGCCTTAATAAGGATCACATTGAAGAACTTGAAAAGGTTATTTCATCTGCTCCGGAAGTCAAACAAACCATTCACTTTACCTGCACCAAGTGCGGAGAAAAGAACACAACTACCCTGAGGGGTCTTCAGAATTTTTTCTAATATGCCTCTCTCATGAATCACTAACAAATTTATTTCAGACGAATTTTGCTATGGTGCAACATCATAATTACAGCCTAACAGAGCTGGAGAATATGATACCATGGGAGAGGGACATTTACGTATCACTTCTTTTAAATTGGCTTCAGGAACAAGAAAAAGAAGCAGCTAAAAACAATCATTAAACCACCACCAAATGAAAGAGAACGCAGACTTAAAAGGAGTTGTTAACAGCTTGAGAGCTGACTCCGCGGATCTAACGGACGAGGTTGTTAACCTCACTGAAATTTCTTCGGGTACAAATCAAAGCATTAAGAACCTTCTTTCGGTATTCACAAGAAACGCGACAACAACACAGGTGTCAAGTAAGAAAACCGAAAAGAAGTCTGCGCAGGCAGCTTTAAAAACCGAGCGCCAAACCGCTGAGGTTTCAGCGAGAGCCGAGCAAGCCAACGAAGAGGGCCAAGGAAATCTGGTTGGTGGATTTCAAACACTTTCAAAAGAATTTGAAGTTGGGAACAAACTCCGAGCTGCTGGAGGCATGATAAGCCAAAAGCTTCTTAGTAACTCAACCCTTATGCTTTTTAATTCGATCCGGCAGTATGCTGGAGATCTGCGAGAGCGACGGGTCAAGCTCAAAGAGCAACGCGAGACCGAAGGAAGAACAACGGGATTCCTGGAGAACATCGCTTTGGTCGGAGGCATGAGCATCGACCGATTGGACACCCTACAAAGCGTTTTCGCCAAAGGTGCTATTGAACGGTCTGAGATGAAGTTTCAGAACAAGGAGATTATCTCGATCAATAAGGAAAGACAAAAACTAGCTTCGGAAACAAAAGAGGCTATTACCGGTGTTTTAAACGAGATCTCAGATCTTAAGAACCAATCTGAAAACGCTTCGGGAAAAACCCTGGACAATTTACGAAAGCAAATCCAATTAAAACAAGACGAGGTTCGGGAGAGAAGAGCCGCTGCTCGTTTAGAGCAAATCCGTTTAAAGGAGGCAGCTCAGGAAGCTAAAAAGAAAGCAGGTCTTGCGGGTGCTAAAAAGCCTGCTACCCCCCGACAACCCACAAATCTTCTTTCAAGAATACTTGATCCCATTGTTAATCTTATAAAAAGAAATCCTCTTATTGGAGGTGGTGGTCTTCTCGCCGTTGGAGGCATTATGATGACTGCTTTGAAAGGCTTTGGGACTAAGTTCATGAATGTTTTAAAATCATCAAAGGCTTTCTTTGCTCGCTCGGGTGCATTTCTCAGAGGTGCTGGAAAACTCCTTGGAAGATTGGCTGGCCCAGTTTATCTCGCGATCGAAGCGGTGATTGCACTATTCACCGGATTCAAAGAAGCATTTCAAGGCGAAGGAAATTTCCTGGAAAAAACAATCAAAGGACTTTTCTTTAGTGCAAGAAACCTTGTTGCCAATGTTATCGGAGGAACAATCGATGCGCTTAAAAGCGTTTTTGTATTTGTTGCTGAACTCTTTGGAGGTGATTCCGAAGATGGATGGCTCAAGGCAGTTAAAGACTTTAGCTTAAAGGATATGATAATGGATTTCTACGATGTTATCGCAGAGCCATTTCGATTTGCCAAAGATCTATTTAGCAAAGGTCTTCTTGGAGCAAGTAAAGCTGCAAAAGAACGTCTCGCCCAAAAGGCTGAGGACGGAAATGCCTCCGCTGGCCTAGCTACCAAACTGATTGATAAAACAGAATCCGCGGGATCAGTGGTCGGAGGAGTTTTAGGTCGAGCAGCTTCCTTCTTGGGAATTAAAAAGCCCGAAAACAAAACAGGAGCAGAGGTTGATGCACTATCGAAAAAGGCCAGCTCAGGTGTTCAGATCAACGTTCAAAACAACAACGGAGGAAACATCAGCAACAACGTATCGACAAGCCAAAGCACATCGATTCCAGCTGCCGCTCCGATCGTAACTGGCTCCGCAATGGGAAGCGCTTACTAAGGTCAAGTAAGAAGTTTAATTCCGAGAGACTTGATAATATCCTCGTGCCAAACCTGAAACACCCATCCACGATCTGCGGAGTACTCGGTAGCAGCTTCCCATTTACTGGTGTTTTTAACGTACGTCATAACCTCCCGAATGTATTTCTTTGTTTTACGGCTTCGTGGTTTAGGTTCTACGGTTTGACTTTTTGGCTTGATTTCAATAAGATACCTTTTGCCATCTGCGAATTCTATAAAGAGATCTACAAAGTATCGATGCGCTTTGCCGTCTGTTCTGCAGCGGTATGGTATAACAACCTCTTCGGAGTTCCAACGAACAACGGAGGCGTTTTCATCACACCAACGGAACACCTGACGCTCCCAAAGACTGCGATATTTTATTGCGGAAACATCACCTTGATATTTCTCCCGGTTTTTTGGCTTAAAGGATCCACTGTAATATTTCATATCTAATGTTATTTATTTATTTTATTTCGTATAAATAGTACTAAAGAGTTATGAGAAGAAAACTTATTGCATTCCCGAGTTCGCTGGAGGAAGACACCGGGTCACCGAGACCAGTGATGAAACTAAGCACCAACATCCCCAACGATGCTGGTCCCGCAGGCGGAACCTTTCCGGTGACGATGTATCTTCCGTGCCCCGCAGGAATTGGCTTTTCCGATTCAGCTAGCTACAACGATGCAGAGCTTGGATTCATGGGAGGAGCGATTTTAAGTAACATCGAAACAAAACAAGCTGCGGGTGAAACCGGCGGTGCGCTGGGAGCAGGGGGTTTACTTTCCAACATCGGAGCAATTGGTACAATGGCTGATAGAATAAAGGCCGAGCTTGGTGGTGACGGAAAAAGAGCAACCGCTCAGGCTCTTTTAGCTGGAGATTCTGGTGTATCCAAAGCGATTGGTATTGGTCTTGGTACAACGATGAACAAGAACATCACCACTGAATTTACAGGAGTTGGCACAAGAGGATTTCAATTTCAATTTAAATTCGTTCCTAGCAGTGAGGCGGAATCAAAAACAATCGCTGCAATTGTTACCTATCTCAGAAGAGGAGTTTATCCCACCCCATCAGCGGGAGGTATTGCTTTAAGGTATCCACCAAAATGGCAAATAGAATTCTTAGGAAAAATCGGAGGAGGACATCTCACCTCGATACCAAGAATCGGAAAATGCTTTCTGGAATCAATTGGAACAACATACAACGGATCCAACGCTTGGCACCAAACCGAAGATGGCAGTGATGACTCCGCACCAGTGGAAACAGACATTCAGATTTCCTTTAAAGAAGAAAAGGCTTTTACGATCACAGACATTTTAAGTTTAGAAAGAGGCGAAACCGGTACTGCCGGTCGCGAAGCGGAAGACCCAACGGGTTTACCAGACGACAACTTCAGATCCGAGAACGGTGTAGGCCTACGAGAAGAAATTAATTAACACTTAACAAACAACAAAAATGGCTATAGATTTCTTTAAAACGTTTGGAAAAACCTTTTACGATTTTACCGGTGGTAACAACACTGCGTTTGTTACGAACATTCTGAAACACATTGTACCTGTTAACACAAACGACGTGGTTAACTATAAAAAGTACCGGATCAAAGATGGTGACAGACCTGAGATTGTTTCTAATATTCTCTACGGAGATCCAAAATATCACTGGACATTCTTTTTGATAAACGACGCCTTAAGGGAAGGCACAAAGGGTTGGCCAATGAGTTCCAACGAGTTTGACGAATACATTGAAACCGAATACGATCCCTACATGTTTATCGGAGGAACTCTTATTTCGGACGTTTCAACTGATTTCCATTACTCCACTCTCCCGGTCAGTGAAGCCGATGTCGATGCAGTTGACATTCTGGTTTCAAGTGATGAGGTTACGTTCTCTGTGACCGATTCCCAATTTGTTCGTAAAGACTTTTCTCGAATGGGATTAATACTAACACGACCAACCGACGCTGCAGACGTAACAACGTTGGACCTTGAAGGTAATGACAGTCCTGCCGAATCAAAAAAGATTTACTTTCGAGCACAAAACAACGACGCAGGAACAGCCTGGTTGGAGTCTGTGCAAGCAGCTGGTTATCCGACCCAAACGTTTACGATCGATGGAGTTGAAACAGTAACAGTTCCGCTCAGCTACCTTCCGAACTACTCTTACACGTATTTAAAGAATTCCACTTATCAGTTTTTCTCTGAATCAGAACCCGATCAACCGCTTTCTCATTACGGTGTTATTTCACAAAACGACGTTCCTCCAACACAAAGGATCACGTGGTACGATTATGAAACAATCCTAAATAACAGAAAGCAGGATATCATTGTTGTGAAAGAATCTGGAATCGCTGAGTTCGAAAAAGCGTTTACTGATTTGATCAGAGAATAAGCACATGGCTGAAACAGATAACATCAACGCAAACACTTCGCGCAATTTAGACGCGGAGGGTAATCCTTTGCACCCCTCCATTTATGAATTTGAGTACATCAAGTTTATTAAGGAGGGAAAGGAAGTTGATGTTGCGGAAAAACGTCTTGTCACCTCACTCGAAATTGTTGAGGAACTTTACTCGCCCGTTTTAACCGGGAAAATGGTTATAAGAGACAACGAGAATTTCTTTGAAGAATTCGGTTTAAGCGGACAAGAAATCGTTAAGGTCGGTATCCTACGTCCGGACTGGGCAGAAAACAACAGCGAAAACACCATCGAGCTTGATCTGGTTGTTCAGGACTACTCGCTTTTTGATAAAACAACTGAAAGCATCAACGTTCAGGAATACCATTTAAACCTTATCAGTTCCGTTGCCTTTGTTTCAAGGCTTCAACAAATTTCTTTGAGCGCAACGGGAAGTCCGGTTGATGAAATAAAAAGGATCTTTAAGGATTACTTGCCACAGGTTTCGATTCGGGAAGACATCTCTCCATTTCGATCTGGGCAAGGAAGAAAAACCGACACCGAAAAATACGCCTGTCACGTCAACAATTTAAAAACGATTATAACAAATCGAACACCTCTGCAGGCAATTGATTGGCTTAAAAGATGTTGCTACGATAACTTTTGGTCACCGTTTTTTATCTGGTCCTCGATGCTGTATGATAAAAGCATTCGACTCGCGAGCTGGAGAAACATTAATGACCCTGAACTGAATCCCATTTACGGAGCGGGAGGAAGCGAAGGAGAAACCCCATACGTTTACAAACCCTTTAAAGAAAGTGACTCCGGTGATGGCAACAAAGGTGAAAGACAAAGGCATTTAAAAGAACTTTCTTCTAAGATCATAGGCATTCGTTCTAATTTAAGTCTTAACAAACTACAACAAACGGTCGCTGGAGCAGGGCCAGCAAACATCACCGAAATAATTGATCTCAACAGCAGAAGCTACATCGAGAAAAAATCAAAGCTTGCGCCCGAGACCAAGCCTCAATACAGAAACCAAGACCAAGAAGCCGAGGAGCCTATTTCTTTTAATTACCTGCAAAACCTTGATGGCGTAGACCCTTATAAGTTTGATTCAGACAACCTAACTGCAAACAAAGATCTCTTTTACTTTCCTCTTTCTCCTTACGGTGATGGTTATTTGTCTGCTGCGGAGATAACATTTGAGGCACAAGAATACTTTAAACATTACAAGTCTTCGATCGAATCTGTTACTCACGACATCACCATTTACGGTGACGAGGCTGTTCACCCCGGCCGAAGAATTAAAATAGAAATCCCAAAGGCATTGGACACATCCGAAAATGATCCCGGTATTGACGAACTCATTTCCGGAACCTACATTGTCTTGGTTACAGTTCACACTTTTAAAAGCGGTGTTTATGTTAATCGACTAAAGATCGCAAAAGAAAGCAAATACAACCCAGAATTTGAGATCGAAGAAAGATGAATTTACAAAATTGGTTTATGGGAGTCGTTGAGGATGTTTCTGATCCTCTCGGAATGGGTCGTGTAAAGGTTCGTTGCTTTGGCTACCACAACCCCGATCGAAGTCTTTTACCCACAAAAGACTTGCCTTGGGCATCTCCGATTTTACCTCCTACCGGTCCGAGCGTTGGAGGTTCGGGACAAACCAGCGGCATTCAAACGGGATCAATGGTCTTTGGGGCTTTTTACGATGGAAACGAGTTACAAGATGCCATGATTCTTGGGGTTTTCCCTGGCGGTACAATGACCAAGATCAATTATGATCCTATTAGAAATTTCGGATTTGGTTCTATCGGAGGAACAGGCGGAGGCCTTCCTGGATCTGCTGATGCCTTTGGTAACAGCGGTCGATCTGTGGGAGGTGTTTATGGAAGCGCGAGTGGACCTTATTACAACCAACAGGGATTTTACGATTACCCAGCTCCAACCTTTGTTCCAGGCGGTTCTCAAGACAGATTGGTTGAAATAGCAAAAAGCCAAGTTGGTATCGTGGAATCAGCAGGATCGAACAGAGGTCCTGGAATTGGAAAATATTGGGCGAGCACATCTTACCCAGGCGGTTATGGAAATCCTTGGTGCGCAGCTTTTGTTTCATGGGTTGTGGAATCAGCAGGTATTCTCCCCGATGAAAAATTACCAAACACCGCAAGAGCTTACTCTTTTAGAGATTGGGCCGCAAAGAATCCCGACGTAACAGTTGGTAGAAGGCATCCAAGACAAATATACGCTGGAGACATTATAATTTACACATGGAGTCACATTGGCATTGCCGTAACTAATAGCAACGGAAGTACTGTTCAAGCAATTGATGGTAATACCAGTAACGGAGTGTATCAAAAGACCAGAAATCTATCTCAAATCGCTGATGCAATTACTATCAAATCAACAGGTCTTCAGCCTCTTGGAGGTGGTCCTGCATTGCCAGATGGCTTTCAAGGCGGTCCACTTCGTCCGGACGACGCACAAACAAACGGGGTGTCTGCAGAGGATTTAGTTAATTCGGCATCCACCGCGTATCGACGGACTCCCGGCGATGGAGATCCCTATTCCACAGGCCAAGGAAATGAATTACCAGTGGCCGAGCCAGATCCTATTCTTCGAAGCAGAGAGACACTCGGAGGCGGTCTTTTTCCTGCGGGATCAATACAGCGCGCGCAAGAAAATAATCCCTAAATAAATAAAATCCTATGGCAGATAAAGAGGAGATTCCAACTACAAACATGAGTAGTAACATGCCCCTGAATAATCAGGACGGGGTGAATGTTTACAATCAGGTTCAAAGCACCGTCTCGGGACACCAGTTTGAAGTGGACGACACCGTGGGAAATGAAAGAATTTGTCGCCGTCACGCAAAAGGTACTAAAGAAGAATGGGATGCAAACGGTGATAGAAAACTGGAGGTTCGAGGAAGAGATTACGTTGTGATCATCGGTGATGAAGAAATCGAGGTCCGAGGAAGATGCAACATCACTGTAA